GGCGGCACGACGATCGAGGACGCGCCGTTGATCGTCTCGCTGCCCGCCGGATCGACGGTGATCAGCCCGGAGCCCGTGTTGCGCAGCGCGACCGGGAACCCCGCCCCGGCGGTCGCCGCGACAGGCAGGGCGAGCGACCAGGTGCCGGATGCCAGGACCAGCGCCCCGCGATCCGCCGCGGTGACGGTGTAGGCGCTCGATTTGGTCAGGACGCTGGACAGCGGCACCCCCAGCGCGGCCGCCATCGCCGCCGGGGTTCCCGCCGTGCCGAGACCGCCCGCCAGATAGCTCCGCAGGTTGTTGATCGCGGTGCGCAGCGGCCCCTGTTTCAGACCGGCTTGGGTCAACTCTGCCTGCGATGGTAGATCCGTCATTGTCAGCTCCAGATTTCTGCGGTGTCGTCGGACCAGACGACCAGGCTGTCGTCGGACCAGAACGGTGCGAGCGCGTCGCCGAGCGACTCGTAGATCCACGGCCCCGCGGCGGCGCCCACGCCGCGCACCCGGATCAGGGTCCGGTCGGCATAGAGCAGCATCACCAGATAGCTCGACGACGTCGTATCGGCGACGCGGGTCCAGCTCAGGCCCGCCTCGGCCGGGTCGGTGCCCTCGGCCAGCTCGATCTGGTACAGATCCGCGCCGGGAGCCGGGGTCCAGCCCAGCTGCGCCCGCGTCGGATCGTCGATCGAGCGCCGGGCGAACAGGCCGGCCACCACGGGAAAGGTCCGCCGGACCGGCAGCGAGCCGATCACCAGCGGCGGGGCGACCGCGCCGTCCTCCGCGGTGTGGACCGACGGGTCCTCGACCACGAAGTCGATCTCGACGCTGTGCAGGTCGCGCGGCCGCGCTTCCAGAACCTTCGCCAGCACCCGCCAGCGCGTCGAGGCGCCGAAGGTGACATGCGTCCGCTCCCGGTCGGTGCCGGTCAGGGGCGTGATGTCGGGGGGGTCGGTCAGGATCACCTCCCGGGGTGTCGGGCCCGGCCGCACCTCCCAGGGGCCGCTCAGCCCGCCGTCGGCCTTGCGCAACCCGACGAAATGCGGCCCCTCGGCAAAGGTCAGCGGCTCGGTCAGGGTCAGGGTGCGCGTCTCCGCATCCCAGGCCACGGCCTCGGCCTGCGCGGCCCAGCCGGGCATATCGTGCTGCACCGCGATCAGGTCGCCCACCGAGGGGATGAACCCCTCCATCTCGGTCGCCAGATGCCCGATGCGGCGCCGGTAGCGGTTCGCGGCGGCCTCGTAGAGCCCCTCGCGCAGGGCATGGGCCCGCGACGTGACCCCGAACAGTTCCATCTTGACCGGGCGGGCGGCGGTGCTGTCCGGCAGCTTTGCCGTCACCTTGCGCGGGGTCCAGGTCGCGGCGTCCATGTAGCTGACCTCGACCGCGTCGGCGGTCGCGTCATCCGGCATCAGATAGTCGATCGAGAACGAGTCGCGCAGGATGTTCCGCATGGAATAGAGCGCCACCGGCAGGGTCTCGGCACCGTCGCGCACGACCCGCAGCTTGCCGCCCTGCAGATAGGGCCGGGCGCGTCCGGCGCGGGCGATCTGCGACACGCTTTCCCACCAGGTCGCGGCATCGGTGAAGCGACCGTCGAAGAAGTCGCCCCGCGCTTCCCAGACGGCATCGAGAGCGGCCAGGGCGGCGGTGTCGATCCGCGAGTCGGCCCAGCCCGCGCCGTAGACCTCGCTGCGGGCGGCATCCGCGATCGCCCAGGCGATCGAGCGGGTCGCCTGCGGCGCGGACCAGTCCGAGCCGGTCCAGACCGGGATCCTTCGGGTTGCCACGACCCCGAACTTGCGCGACGCCTGAAGGCTCAGGTTGTTCGTGGCCCGCATCCGCAGGGCGATCAGGGTGACGGGGGAGGCCTCGGGCTCGCGTTGCAGATAGGCCCGCAGGCCGGACAACAGCACCTCGTCGCCGAGCCCGTTCTTATAGGGCGCATGCTCGCACCTGGCCCGCACGGCGTAGCGGCCGGGCGTGTCCAGCAGGTACTGGAAGCTCAGCCGGACCGGCGTCGTGGTGCGGTCGGCGATGAACTCCTGCCCCAGATCGAACCAGGCGCCGGTCGGGGCGCCATCGTCGTCGAGCGGCCGCGCCTGGATCACCACCAGAAAGGCATGCGTCCGGTATCCGCCGCCGCCGTCGGCCCAGAACACGCCGCGCGGGGCGACGATGTCGATCCCGAGCCGCCCCGCCACGGTCCCCGCGGCGCTCGCCACAAAGCCGTCCCCGGCGCCCAGGACGTTGTAGAAATATGAAATCCCGGTGTCGGTCGCGGATGCAGCTATCTCGAAGGTCCAGCTGTCCGCATCCGGCGTCGAGGCGATCGGATAGGTGCCCGCATTCGGTCCGCCGCCCATGACGACGATGTCGCCCTCCGACCGGGCGTGGCCGATCTCGGCAAAGGTGAACTCGGTTCCGGCGGCGGTCCAGGTGAGCGAAACGCCCTCGACATAGGCCGGCCCGGACGCGCCCGCGTAATAGTTGCCGGTCACCGGGGCGTCGATCGTCCAGCTGTCGGCGGTGGTACGGACGATCTCGTACTTGCCGATGATCTCCTGATAGGTATCGGCAAAGTGCACGGCCTGCCCGATGGCGCGGTTATGCCCGATCTCGGTCACGGTGACCGTGGTGCCGGATTGCGACCAGTCGAGCCCCTTCCAGGTGTCGAAGCTCTGGGAAGAGACCTCGACGCTGGTCACGACCTGCGTCGGAAACAGCGTCACCTGTCCGAACGGCTCGACGATCTCGTACTCGATCTCGGTGAAGGCATCGAGCGAACTGTCCTCGAGCCGGATATCCTCGATCTCGAATTCGCCGCAGCCCAGACAGAGCAGCTGGAACAGATACTGCTCGCCGCCGGCGAATTCGGTGTAGGGCTGCGCGGCAAAATCCGGATAGCTGAGCACCCGGCCATACTGCACCGGGATCGCCTGTTCGATCCGCGCCGTGTTGCCCTGCGCGGCCAGGCTGTAGGTCCGCGCCGGCGTCGGCAACGCCGCGCGTTCCGGCACCTGCGGCGGCGGCAGGACCGCGTTGATCAGCGCCTGACCCGCCAGCACCAGACCCAGAGACGCGGCCTGTCCGACGGTGAACGTGCCGAACAGCGCGGTGCCCGCCAGAGACGGTCCCAGCAACAGCCCGGCCAGCGGACCGGCGAAGGCGACCAGCGCCAGCGACAGCAGGGTCCGGAGCGGGTTGGACCCGCCGCCGCCGCCGCCCTGCGGCAGCACCACGAAAACCAGAACGTCGCCGTGGTTCAGCTTGCGCCGCCATTCGGCGCGCAGGATCGGGCGCCCGTTCAGCTGCGCGATGAAGGGCGACCGGGTGCGGGGCGCCAGGGCCCGGACGCGCGCGCGGCGGCGCACCGGGTGCCAGCTGCGGCTGCCCAGCGGGTCGAACGGGTTCCGGACGGTCAGGCAGGCCGCTCTCATCGCCACCTCCGGTAGACATCGACGATCGAGAACCCGACGTCGCCGAGGCGCGACCGGGGCGTGTAGATCGCGCCGGCGGCCTCGATCGCGTGCAGCACCCCGCCCAGGTCCAGCCAGATCCCGACATGACAGGGCCGGATGCCGCGCGCCATCAGCACCGCGTCGCCTTCGGCATAAGGCGCCACCGGGTGCCACCGGCCCCGCTCGGCCGAGCCATGGAAGGCCGCGACCTGGCCCCGCGCGTCGCCGGCCCAATCCACCGCCGGCACGTCGAGCCCGAACTGCTCCCGCCAGACCCGGCGCGCGAAATGCCAGCAATCCGACTGGCCCGCGACCCAGGGGGTGCCGATGTAGCCTTCGGCCCAATGCGCCAGGGCCCCGCTCACGATGCCAGCCCCGGAAAGGATTCCAGATCGTAATCCAGCGTCGGAAACCGGCGGTTCAGCAGGTCGCCGAACCCGGCGGTGGCGCGGATCTGCGTCGCGGTCGCGGTGATCCGGTTGACGGTCAGCACGATCGGCGGGTCGGTTTCCGGTCCGTCGTCAAGCGTGTCGCTGAGAAAGGCGCGGAAAATGACCGTGATCGGGTCCGGCTCCGCGACCGCCAGTTCGATCTGCGCGATGATCTCGGCCGAGACATTGTCGATCGTGATCTCGGCCTGCGGCACGCTGGTGCTGGTCTGGTCCGGCGGCACCAGGTCGAAGGCATAGCCCGCGAAGCTGACGACCTCGCCCGCGTTGCGCGGCGCGCCGTCCTCGAGCCGCGCCTCCAGCGGCGCCCAGTCCCGCACGACCCGGACCGGGTCGGAGAACGCCGGGTGATACAGTTCCAGCGTGTGATGGACGATCCGGTCGACCGGCGCGGCGGCATAGGCTTCCTTCAGGGCGGCGGACAGGGCGGCGTCAGGCATATCGCGTCTCCAGCGGCGCGCTGACAGCCCAATGCAGGCCCTTCCTCAAAGTCGCCTTGAAAGAAG